ATCTACATTTTTGCCAGTATAGATACCATTTTCTATTTGAGTTTTTAATTTACCTATTTGCTCTTGTAATAGTTCAAATTGAGTTTTAAGTATCTTGGTAGCATTTTTACCACCATCATCATCTAATCCAGTCTTTAAAAATTTAGCAGATTCAAAGGCATATCCTTCTGCTAATTTTAATTTAGTTTGTTGGGCTTTATCAAAATTATTTATTTCTTCCCCTAAAACTTTTTTCTGTTTTTCTAAATATAAAATATTAGCTCCAGTTTGTTGCGATGTTGGGCCAAACATACTTCCACCTAATGCTGCACTTCCAGATTTATCTTTTAAAGCATCTGCGTTTGCTTTATCTATTTTTGCTTGTATTGCATTTCTATCCCTAATAGCTTTATCTCTTGCTAATAAATCAGCAGAAGCTTCATTGATTAATTCTTGAGCTGCTGCTCTTTGTATTAAAGCTTGTATATAAGATGGAGTGCCTTTAATTAAAGTTTGTTCGGCTTCATTAACACTCTTAGCAATACCAAAAGTAACACCAAAAGTCTTATTATATTCTTCTAAAGTTGCTTTTTGATTAATAAAACCAGCATTTGCAGATGCAAGATTTATTCTCATTTCATATAAAGATTGTATCGAAGATTTTAACTCTTGGCTTTCATAAGCTTTATTTAAAGCATTTAAACTTATTTTAGCAGCATCTATTGCTTCTTTACCTTTAAATAACTCCTTAAAGAAAGCTCCTATTTCTTTAGCATAAAGTACAGATAATGAAATACCTACTGACATAGCTGTTTGCCACGAAAATAAAGATTTAGCTACTTGTTGCCATACTGGAACAGAAGCTTTACCTTCAGCGTTAAGTAAAGCATTGGCTTTTCTAAGAGCAGTAATCTCATCAATTAAAATAGGAATGTTGTTTGATATAGCCAAGAATCCAGTTTGAGCTGAAAACGCAAATGCTGGTAATTCCCTTGAAACTTGATTGATTGAGTTTGCTAAGCCGTTAAATCCAGATGCTGCCTTTTTGGTTGATGCTGGAATCTTAGCCATTTCATCAGAAACACCTTTTGCTGCTTTTTTACCAGCAGCTTCTGTTCTGCCTAAAGCTCCAACAACTTCATTAAGGTTAGCTACGCTTTCCTCGGTTCTGATTGAAAATACGGTTTCTATTACTTGTGCCATAATGGTATCTTATTAAAGGTAACTCATTATTTGCCTTGTTACTTTGGCACTTTTAACTCATCTACAAATATAGTAAATTTATTCAAAAATTCCCTTACATTGGCCTTCTTTAAGGAATCATACTGCACTTTATCTCCATCAGAAAGTCGCATCAGAAGCTGCTCTCTGTCATCACGCATAGCAATAACTACTTGGTTGATAAGTAAGTTTCTAATGCTTTTAGTTTTATTCTGTGGTACTCCATTGAGTTCTCCCAATACTCGCTCCATTCTGGTTCTGACATATTCAACCAGCTTTGAAGCTGTTTCGATTCCCTTTGGCCAAAAAAAAATCCACCATTCATTTCATTCAAGTCCATCAAGGCAGCTATTTTAGAGTTGTGAACGCTGTTGTTAAATATATGTGGGTTCTCATCCTCTCTTACTAATTGAATAGCTAAGAACGCATAATATATCTCAATAGGGATAAAAGTCTTTTGTCTTTCTTTTAACTCTCGGATTAACATTCCTAAATCTCCAATATTCTTTGAGGAGTTCTTTTTTACTTCGTTGTCAAGACCAGAGTTTACAATCTTACCTAAGATAGATTCCATATACTCTGTTATCTCTGTAACCATATCAGCGTGAAGGCCACTTGACATATAAACCTTATATTCTTCCATTTTAGCCAATCTTTCAATAGGCAAAGCAGTTGCTTCTGGAAATGAATAGTATTTCTTGCCTTGTAAGTCCACAAACGAGTATTCTAACTCATCAAACCCCATTGGCTTGTTTTGGTCTTTGGCTATAAGCTTTAATATTTCTTCTTTATTGTTTTTGTAAACGGATAGTAAGTTTTTGGCAATAATCATTATTTTTAAGTTTAGTTTAGTTTAGTATATAAGTCCCAAATAAAAGCGTTAATGAATACACTCATAGTGCAACACAAAATCCACTCTACTGGGTTGGTAAATCCGTTTAAGCTCACATAGATAATAGAACCCCAAAATGAAGGCATACAATAAACACAAAGGATAATTGGTTTAAGGTAAAACTCATAATTAAGCTTACGCTCTTTCCAAGATTCAATTTCTTGCATCTTTTTATCTTGTAAGTCCATATAGTATTTTACTTTAGAGTTTCTTACATCATTGTCTTGTAAAGAATTGATAGCATTTGAGTAATATTCTCTTGCATCTCTTTTCTTTAGAGTAGATATGTGTTCTATTCGTTCTCTAAAGTCAATGATAGGCTTTTTAAGCCAATATAAGAGCATCTGAAACCTTTTAGGCTCTCCTACTTTGTAATCACTCATAATCGCTATTGAGCAAGTTACAAGTGATATAATCACAGATATGTAAATCATTATGCTAAGGCTAATGTTTGATTAGTTGCAGTTATTGAAGTGTTTGCACTATTGTAAACTCTTTGGAATTGGATAAAAAGACAAGTAGCTTCAATAGTACCAATGTTAATGGCTTCTTTAGCTTCTATATCTTCGGCAGTTTGTAAAGTTACCCAAACTTCATATTGAGAGTTAGCTAATGGGTCAAAATCAAGTACAGCCGTTAATAAGCCACTACCATTTGTAGTTGAACTTAATCTATTGAATTTACCACTTGAGCTATTTCTAAAATAAACATAATACGCAGTTGAGTTAGCTAAAGTACCAATTCTTAAATTAGTTACACAGCTTAATACTGGTTTTGTTCTTGTGCAATTTATACATTCCATACTACAAAGATAATTATTTTTTATATATCCTACTACTTCCTTTTGAATGTCTTTTAATCCAGTCAAACATAAAGGTATTTACCATGTATCTAAAGTTATCCCCAAAATCGGCTCTTTGGTTCACATCTTTACGATTCTTCTTGATAATTGAGTTAAATGAATCCACTTGCATATTAGCTAAATCTCGAATCATTCCCTTACAGCTTACCGTACTTACCTTAAAGTCATCAAAGTGATAAAGGAAGTAATTACAATCTGCTCTACTGTTTTCGTGAGTAGGATTGGCTGGTGTATAAAGTTGAGTTACTCTAACTCCTTTTAAAAGCCTAACAAGCTGTAAGTAAAGCGAAGCATTATCCCTTTGTGATATATCTCCTCTGTTACCCATAGCATCCCCAGTTATTTTACACATCGGTAAGCTTCTGCCGTACTTTTGGTTGATTCTATCGGCAAGTTCTGGTATTGAACCACCATAAATCTCCATCTCATCAAAGCAATGTAAGTGTTCTCCAAAGCTATCTCTCCAAAGATGATAGAAAGAAACCGAGAAAGGATTTAAGTTAAAGTCAATAGATATGTAAAGTGGTTTTCTATAATCGTATTTAGGCTCATCGTTAGTATGCTTGTTTTTATCGTAAGCACTAAAGAATGGATTTTGAGCTTTCTTTTCTCCCCATTGGCCTAAAGCATAAACTTGATAGTAATAAGGGTCTATATTTGCTAATTGCTCTAATTGAGCCATAAAAGCTTTGCCTACATGCCTATTATCTTTGTAAGTAGAGTGATGAACCGTATAAGGAGTGCTTAATGTTTCAAACTCGCTTAATTGGATGTCTAAACTTGCTCTGCCTTCCATTTTGCCTTCTAATGGCTCAAAAAACATCTTATAAACCCAAAAGTCGTGATAATCCCCTTTGCACTCTGGGTTAAGTGTCATTACCTCTTGAAGATACGGAGCTTTAGATGTTCTAATAGAAGTAGTGATGGTTAAGAAGTCCTCTTGAGAGATATTGTTTGCTTCTTCGTACCAAGCACCAGAAGGGTCTTTAATAGATTTGATTTTATCTACATCATCGCAACCACGAGCATAAAAGATATTACCATTCTTACAATGAATCTCTAAAGGGTTCTCTTTAAAGTGGAAAAGGCTTTCTAATCCCCATTCATAGATAATGTCCTTAATAGTTTGGAACTGACTATCCTTAATCGTGTTATAACTCTCACGAATCATAATATCTCTAAAGTAAGGAAAGGTCAAACATTGAAATACTTTTTTCTTAGCAGCGAAGTTAGACTTAGAAGAACCCCTTGAACCATAAAGTAACAAGTATCTATCTTCATTATACCAAATGCTCTCAAACTTCTTATTAACCATTTGGCTAACCATAGGAAATTCAACACTTAATTCTGCCATAATGCAATATTACTACAAATTACTATAACAAACAACTAAAAGAGAAAAATTTTGGAAGATTTTGGACATCCAAAACAATCCTAAATTGTATAGTGTCCTTTTTGACTTTATATATTAAGTGTCAATTCGGTCACTCCCCCCTTACTAACGCTAAACGGAAGTATTAATAAAGTTCCCAAATTGGGAATTATTGAATGAAGTTTTAGTAAAGTTTCATGCACTTTAGTCACTATTATTTTAAATATTGTGACAAATAACTTGTCATTAAACAACCTTAATTGCATATAATTATCCCTTTTAAAGCACTTTTGCGTGTAAATGCGTATAAATACGGCTACATTTTTTTATAAGGTTGCCCGTTGCTTTCCTTATTTGATTTTGCGTTCTATTAAAAATGGAAGTTATTGCGCCTATACCCTATTATTTCCACTATCAGCCTAAAATTAGAAATTATTTTCCAAAGTCAATCTAAAGGCTTACATTTTTCTTTTGTTTGTCATATTATATCCATACAAATGTTAAATGTTTGTCCAGTTAATTCGTTAAAAAAGTGGACATTTAATGCCTAAGACTATTATTTCTATTGGCTTGTGTTAAATCCACCTATGGGGCAAAGTTAATTACTTATTTATAAAAACCAATTTTAAGCGAAAAAAAAATTTCACATTGACCTTAATCTTATTTGACTTAAAATAAAGCGATATAAGACACTTTAACTAAAAGTTAGGTGCTTATACCACTCAAGGTGCTTAATGCTTACAGAAGGTCTGAAATCAACCAATTTGGGTAGAAAAAAAAATTTGAGGTTGATGAAAAAGGGAATTTGGGAAAAACTCATTTTGGGGGGTATTCTGTAACTCGTGTGTGCAAATTTCCGAATAGGGTTTTTTTAGTCAAAACGGGCTTTTTTTTTGTGTTTTCTCGGTCAATCTTGTCATTTTGGGGCTTTTTTGCTTTGCATTTAGTCCTAAATTCAGTACAAATTTTTTTATTGCTTACTTTTTTAGCTAAATTCTTATTATATTTTCGCTTTCAATTTGTCTTTCATCGGGTATTGTTACCTTAATAATCGTTTCGGTTGTACCAATCATTTCGGTAGGTATTAACTTCGAGGCAATTAGATAAAATTCTTTCGGGTGTTTCTTTGCAAATGTTTCTAAATTGTGCTGGGGGTCGTCTTGTATCTTATTAAATACATTTAAAACGCTTTCTTTTATCGTTTTATTAATCTTATTAACAGCGCCAACGGGTCTGCCGTTCGGGTTTGCATTGTTCCCTTTTGTAAATCGAGCCATTTCCTTTTGTTATTTCGTTTATCTTCGTTTATTAATCTTGCAAAGTTAGTTAATAAGTAGGTAAAAAAAAAGCCCTATCAGTTAAGATAAGGCTCTCTGGTTGCATTTGTTTTATTCTGTGGCGTTATTCCTCTATTTGATATATATGGTGTTCAAATAAGGCAAATTCAAATTCTTTTTGCATTAACTCAAAATCATAGATTTTACTTCCATCTTCATCTATGCAATAATAAATAGGGATAGATATTGTTTCTGGTGTTTTAATTTCTTTTGTCATTTTGTATGGGTTTAAATGGTTAAAATTAATTTTCTTTGTATACTATGGTAAACGCCTCAATGCTTTTATGTTTACCTTTTATAGCTTTAATTAGATTGTGCCTAAATTCGTAGCTTGTATAGCTATCATTGATAAAATAGGCTGTTATTCCTTTGTCTGTCTTATATGGTTTATCTACATTGATAGTGTAGTATAATTCAGTCCCTATTATGTGGAATAAGGTATTTCTTAATATGGTATCTATATTCATAGTTTTAGTATTTAATGGTTTCAAATTGTCTTTTGCAGTCATAACAAAGGTATGTGCTGTATTCTTTTGAGTATGTGGCGCTGTAATGGTCACAATATCCGCAAAGGTCTGTATCGTTATAATATGCACTATTATAATAGTCCGCGTCTGCTTTGTATGTTTTAGCCTTTGCTACCTTTATATAGGTACATTGGTATGAATTATTAGAATACCAATTATCCAATTTATCCCAATGTCCTAAATGTTCATTTAATATGCTGGCGGTGTTGTCGCTATCCAAAAATATTAATTTAGAATACCCGATATAATTTTCTATCAAGTCAAGTATAGCATGGTTATTTAAAAATGTACTCGGTAGCTTTTTTAAGATTAGCTCGTTGAAAGTATAGGTGTCGCTTACATTGTTATTTAACTGCTCTATACTTATCATTCCATTGTGCACAAAAGAAAGGCTTTTATTTACATTAAAGGGGTGGCAATTCGTTTTGTCTATTTTACCGCTTGTGGCTATTCTAAAATGTAGCACAAAATTGCTATTCTTGTTTAGCTTTCTTTGTTTGCTGTATTCTTTATAGAATTTATCAAAATTGGTCATTTCTTTAAATACTTGTATCTGTCCGTTTGCGGTGTATATCATACCCGCGCCGTCGGGGTTACTTTTCCAGCATTGTTGTAGTGTTTCTTTTGTTATTGTGTTTCTGGTGTTTAAAATTGCTATGCACATATATTTTATATTTTAGGGGTTATTTGATTAATTGTTTATCTGTTAATATTGTTTGCGCTTCTGTGAGCGTTTGCTCTTTGCTTTTGTGGTCGATAATTATACGCGCGGTTTGCTGGCTATCTTTTGCGGTCATATAAATATCGGTGTATTTTATAACGCGGTCAATTAGTGCCTCGTATTTATTGGTGCTATACATTTTCAATAAATGTGTTTTAATTTGGCTATCTGTAAAAAGCATTTTTAAGACGCTGGCGCTCCCTTTGCGGTGGTGTTTAAACATTAACGCCATCAATTCGGCGCGCCATATAAGCTGGTCGCGTGTCCTTACTGCACTAAATAGCCTAAATTCTAATATCCCGCTATTCTTTGTAAAATTAAAGGCGTCGTATCTGTTGTAGTCCCCCAATTCGTTTATTTTCTTTGCAGTTGCAAACCTATTTTCGAGGCGTCCGTAATACATAGCATATATAAGTGGTACATATCCGCGTATCAAATTAAATACTTCTTTATTTGTTTTATCTTTTATACTTACATTTATATGCCCGCCACAATTTTTTGAGCTATTCGCGTTCAAATAATTTTGTATCTGGGTAGTATCTTGTTTAAATTGTGTTAAATCCTCTAAATTGTATATCGCGCTAACAAGCTCGAAGCCGTCGCTATTTAAACTGCCGTCCCTTTCGGCGTCCCAATTAATAGCGCGTATATTATCAAAGTCCCTAAAATTGCTATCCTCTTTTTCTACCTCGAAGCCAATTTTAATTTTAGCTTCATTACTTTTATCTTCAATTTTACTTTGGTGGTATTGTTTTAGTCCTTTATTATTAATAGAATTAATATTATCCCTATTAGCGTAGTATTGTTCGCTTTCTTCGCAAAAATAGCATTCATTTTCTGGTAAACTTTCGCCAATATCCTCACAATATCGCATATCGTCATAGTGGTATATGTCCCCGTCATATTCGCAAAGGTCATTATCTGACAATGCTTCCGATATATAGTATTCATTTCCATACTGCCATACATTGTCATTTCTATAATCTACATAACTTTGGTCGCGTCTATTTATATAAGCATAAACAGCATTATCTATGTGCAAATATTCCTCGTCATAGTCTGACCACACTAATTCATCGGGGTGTCCTTCATCACATAGCCAACATAGGTCGCCGAATTGTTCAAAATTGCAAGTATTTCTATCAAAAATTTTATCGCTAATTTCTGACCTATCAAGCTCTAAATGTTCTAAATTTAAACCATTTTCAATCAATTCTTTAAATTCTTTCTTGCTGGTGCATTCTTCATTTTTATAATAAAAGTTATATTTTTCCTTTATTATTTTAACAAGGTTAAATTTTGCGGTGTTCATAGTTTTAGGGGTTTTAAAGGGTTAAAATTAGAATTTAGTAATATTACATATAAAGATAAAAAAGGCTAAAAATCCGCCTATTAAAACAGCGTACGAAATTAGTATTTCGTTTACTTCTTTAATTTGTTCTAATTCATTTTGCGAATACTTGTTTGCTGGTGTTGTTTTAAGTTTGTTCATTTTGTTAGTTTTAAAGGGTTTTATATTTGGTTTGTTGATACAAGTATAAAGCTGTTTTATAGTGTTTGCAAATTTATTTGCAATTTATATTCATTCTAAATTAGAAAAACTTTTATATCTATTCTTTTATTTGCAAAATGTTTATACCTTTGCCGAATAATTGAAACCTAAAATAAAGCCAAAAAAGCCAATTTTAGCCAAAATTTAAACTATTAAATACTAAAAAACTGCATTAATTTATTTTCTGGTTATGGCCAATAAAATAAAATGCTAAAAGTTTTAGTAATTTTAATTGAATGCTAAAAGTTTGAGTAATTTTGCTAAAAATATTAGCAATGGCCTAAATTTAGGTCAAGTGTACTATTTTGAGTACATTTGCTAAAAGTTTTAGTAATCGTGCTAAAGAATTTAGCAATCGAATTTAGGGTTAAAATAGGCCCTCCCCGTTTTTTTGAACCAAAACCAGTCCGAGGTTTTTTGGATATTTTTATACTCCGTAGTTTTTTAGATAAACCACAAAGTTTTTTAAATAAGGGACAGAAATTTTTAATTATCTGCCTTGTTTGTTGTATTTCTTTTTTTGTTTGTTCTTCGCCTTGGAAGCCTTGCCACCTTTTCTTTTACCGAAGTTTACTTTAATTGCTTTTGATACTGCTTTTGCCATACCCAAATATAGCAATTTTTACTCTATTTTTTTAATCAATAGCTTACTATAAAAC